ACATCCTGGTTGCAGCATTAAAGAAATTGTGCAAGAATGCGTAACTAATAGAACTAGGTTAAAGTATTTAGAAAGCCAAGGATACTTTACTTTGCCTAAATGGACTTATAGCAATGAACTAGATAAACGATTTAAAAATAGAAATTATGTATCTGTAACTGTAGGTAGGGAGTATGGGAAATGGCAAGAGCAGAAAAGATATTAGATGTAATAGTATGGTTGTTAATTCTTGGTAGTATGGGTTGGTTAGCTTATGGTTGTTATATATTAATTGATTTATTTTTTCTAAGGGGATAGATATGGTAGATATGGTGAATAGACCTCCACATTATTTAGTGGGAGGAATTGAAGCAATAGATGTAATTAAAAGTCGTTTAACTAAAGAAGAATACATTGGGTATCTTAAAGGTTGTAAGTTAAAGTATGACTTACGCTATCCGTTTAAAGATAATCCACAACAAGATTTAGACAAGTCTGATTGGTATAAGAATAAGCTATTGGAAGCTACAAAAGATGATGATGCTGTAAACCCACCTGAAGTAGAAGCTATTTTAGAAAGGTTTGATGATGAATAAAATATATTGGGTATTTATTGTGGTATTAGCTGCGTTAGCTATTTGGGGAACTGAAAAGGCTATGGGTCAAACTACGACTATACTTGCACCTGATGGGTCTGTAACCGTCTGTCAGGTAAGTGGTGGTGTGATTATCTGCGTCTAGTCATCCATAGGAGTTAGTTCACCATAAAGAGCTAGCTCTTCTCCGCTAATTTCTATAATAGAATCGTCATCTAGTCCTATGACTATAGTGCTATCGCCATGCAATGCTTCACAGGATATGATAGTTCTACCTAACATGTGATTACAAATAATCTCTACTTCTGAACGTTGCATAATTTTCCTATATATTTACTAAAGAGTCTTTGGCAATCTTTTCTGATTTAACAGACCTTGCCCACGACCCACAATTTTGACATTGATAGCGTTGATAAATAGCAGTCCTACTTCTTTGTGTACCACGAGATTGTAATTTGCGTGAAGCACAATTAGGACAACAAACGTCAACAGAATATGCGTTATGATTTGGATGTTGTTTAATCCAACCCTTGAATTTATCGTAGACTTTCTCAAGTAATATAACATCATTCTTATTATATTCTTCCATTGTTTTCCATGCCTTACGGTCATCATTCATACACTTGACCCATAAAGCATGTCCTTCATGTTCTGTCTTACTACCTAATCCTAAAGCCTGTGCTACATAATCTAGTTTGTTAGAAACAAATCTAAACTGTCTTCGAGCTACCTGCAATAAATCTATCTGTTTAGAGGGTGCTGGAGGTGGCATACCAGATAGTAAAAACTCTTTGTGTAGTATTGGTATGTCAAACCTAGAACCGTTGTAGTGAACAATGGCATCAGCTTCATCAAGAAGTTTATGCACAGAGTCTAGCATTTTTTGTTTGCCAGATTTTTGGATAGAGTCAAACATGATTTTAGATTCACCGTACCACTTGGCTGCATAACATAAAGTGTAAGATGATTCTAGTAATTGGTTTATAGAGATGTTCTGGTCAAAGATACCCCAGACATGAGCAGTATTTGGTGCTACTTCAATATCAATAAGTAATATTTTCATAGTAGTCTCTAAAGTTGAGATACTTTATTATATACTAGATAAATAATTAACATGAGTAATACATATTTAAAGTGGTCTATAGCACAAAGGATATCGCAGATAAGATAATCTAGCATATCTTGATAGTAGCTGTTTTAGCTTTCTTTAGTTTGTCAAAGAACTTCTTATAAGCTATTTTAGAGTTACCTATGAAGTCTTTACCTGCCCATGTTGAGCCAAGTAATATACATCCATCTGTATCTGCTGAAGTGTTGCCTGAATGAATACGAACACCTGTAAAGTTAGGAACGTCTAGTATATGTGGCATGTCTTGTTTAAAGCGTACAGATGCGTCTATAATGAGTTTATATTCACCTGTAGGGATAGCAGTTTTACCTAAGACTTTAGTGCCATTTCTGACTACATCTTCTAACGTATAACATTCATATACACCGTCTACATACATCTTGCCTACTGTATGTGTATCTTTAAATTCAAACCTTTTAACTTCAATCAACATATGAGTTAATATATTCCAATGCACGAGTGAGATAATCCATAACTGCCATAAATACTAAAGCAATACCCATGACTACAAATAGCAATCCTACTACGATAAGTTTAAGTATAGATAAACCAATAAAGTTAAGTATGTTTAAAAATATCATTTCTTTTTGATATAGAACAGACTACGTTCACCAAATAAGTAGAAACCTACAGCACTAGCAAAGTTATCCACTTCTTGTGTAGATATACCTTTTAAGTGCATTGTAGCCCATGTGCCTAATACGATAAGACCAATCATAGGTCTCATAAGTCTAGTGATAGCTTCTACCCAAGGATAAGATGGGTTACCAGAACCTGCTTCATTCATTACTTTAAAGAACTCTAAGTCAATGTTTTTCATTTGAGCATATTGTTCTATAGTAGCTGGTTTAAATTGGTCAGGTGCTACAAAACGATTAATAAGAGATTTGCCTAAGTCCATTACGACTGGAGCAAAAGCAGATAACATGGTAATTGGGTCTATGATATTCTCCTTATAATTCTTTAGGGTCAAAGCCATACATCTTGGCTACACGTTTCTGTAGCTTTAAGAATAAACCTTTATGACTAGCGTACTGTTCTGTTTTAGGTGAGTCTATATATACGCACATATGGATAATTTCATGGCATAAAGTCATTAAAACAGGATATAGATGAGAATGACGTGCAGTAGATATAGTAATAACATGAGGGTCACCTTGTTCTGGTGGTTCATATTGTCCACATATAGTATCGTCATGCAATACTACGAAGTCTACTTTAGATGCAGGTGGTAGTTTATACTCGTCAAATATGGGCATTTCTATCAGAGCTGAATATAGGTTTGCTATATTGTTCTCTGTAATAAATGTCATTTGGCTAAGTGTGTCAACAAAAATACAATAACGAAACCTGCTGTGCCTAAAAGTATTTGTTCTAGGCGTTTGAGTCTTGCGTTTATTTGCTCATAACGTAACGCACATACTTCTTCATGCGTACTTAAACGTGATTCTACGTCTGACTTTACCATTACTATTCCTTATTCTTGATTATTGAGTAAGCCTTGATATGGCACAAAAGGTGCTGTTCTAGGCGTATATTGTGGAGTAGCAAGCATTTGTTGAGCTTGTGGTGTCATTAAACCATATCTAGCACCAATTCTTGCAGGAGCTAAAAGAGATAATGCAGGAACACCTGTAAACAAATCAACACCAGCACCAGCACCAGCACCATATAAATCTAATGCTGAAAATGGAGCAGGAGCTTCTGCTACTACTTTAGTTGTCTTAGGGAATGCTTTAGCATATTTACCTACCAATGCTAATTCATCTGTAATAGGTACACCTTGGTCTAATTGTTTAGCTATCTTTCTAGCGTCTACAACTCCTGTTTGTGGGTTCAATGCTTTTTCTACTGTAAATGTTTTAGCTATATATCTTCTTGCATCTCTAAACTGATTAATAAGTTCAGGTTGACCTAACTTAACAACATGGTTTTCAATAGCTTTTTCTAGTTTATCTGCTTCAGCTAAATATCTATTACCACGTGCTACTTCTTTAGGGTTAGGTTTCATAATGTTAGTACCTGAACGCAAATAAGCACTACCATCACTACGTAACTCTTTTAATCTTTGAATAGCTGTTGCAGCATCCATACTATAAGTATCTGGTATGTCTTGCATAAGTGCATTTTTACCACCTGTTACTTTATTAACACCTGTCACAATATTAGAGAATGGATTTTTATTTCCAAAGCTAATAGTACCTGTGTTAGCAATAGCTTCATAAGCAGGATATACAGATGTTCTAGCATTATCTAAAACTTCTGTTGTTAATGGTGCATCTTCAGGTAAGTCTAAATATCGCTTAGTAAGATTGTTTGTAACTTGTTGATTTCTAGCACTAGCTAATTCTTCTGTTTTAAATTTACCAGAAACACCTTCTAAAAAACGACCTAATTTTTTACCACCTACATCTGTAGGCAATGCAACATAACCAGCATCTCTACCTAGTTTTAATGTTTCATCTCTATTAGCATTTTGTAATTGTTGAGTAGATAGACCAATAGCTTTAGGTCTAACAAGTCCAGCACCAGCAAGACCGCCACCTAA